AATACAGGAACAGCAGTCCAACCTTTCCAAGCTATTTTTTCTGGCGAAGGTATTTTGGCGGAAAAAGGCATCTGGATTGTTGTAACGAACATTAGTTTCCAAACGGTGCAGTATGGCTAAGAAAACCCCATCTCTTGCTGTAGGTCGCGGTGAAAAGCTGCCGGTCAAGCAGGGAGCGGGGCTTACCGCTAAAGGTCGCGCTAAGTACAACGCTGCAACTGGATCGCACTTGAAAGCTCCTCAGCCAGAAGGTGGCGCTCGCAAGAAGTCGTTTTGCGCTCGCATGTCAGGGGTTGTGGCAAAAGCTAAAGGCCCTGCTGAGCGGGCTAAAGCGTCCCTAAAACGGTGGAAATGTTGATGAATGCCGACCCAATAATGACTGCCCGCGAACTTGCTACTCACGCAAGCGACATTAAACATCTTCAAGAAGACATGGACAAACTTGTCTCAGATGTTGGCGAGATAAAAAACAGCCTTGCCGATATTAAGCAAAAGCTTGATCAGGTTGAAGGGGGCTGGAAAGCTCTGATGTGGCTTGGTGGCGCGATTAGCGCGGGCACAGGGGTTGTGGGTTACATCGTCGGTCACTGGAGCAAGTAATGCCATCTACAAGTGATAAACAAAAAAAGTTTATGGCTGCTGTGGCTAACAACCCAGAGTTTGCAAAAAAAGCCGGTGTGCCGCAATCGGTTGGTAAAGATTTTGCGGCTGCAGATAAAGTAAAAGCCCCCAACTCTAGACCTGATTTGCAGGGCATCAACAAACCAAAAACCGATCACGGTTCAATGAATCTTTATAAGAAAGGTGGTGTTATGAAAAGCGATATGAAAGAAGACATGAAAATGGACAAGTCGCAAGATAAGGCCATGATTAAAAAAGCGTTTAAGCAGCATGACGCTCAAGAACACAAAGGCGGCAAGGGTACTAACCTCGCGCTCAAAAAAGGCGGCGACGTTAAAAAAATGGCCCGTGGGGGGATGACCTCAAAAATGGGTCGTGATGCTATGGCTGACAAAGCTGGTCGTGCCATGCCTGCTCCTACTCCCGACATGATGGGTCGAGCAATGCCCCGTCGTCCAATGGCTGCAGCTCCTGCCGCTCCTACTGCACCTATGATGAAGAAAGGCGGCATGACTAAGATGGCTCGTGGTGGTGGTATTGAGTCTAAGGGTAAAACCAAGGGCAAAATGATCACAATGAATCGCGGTGGACGCGCCTGCTAAGGAATTAAAATGCCAGCCAATTATCGCCAACCTACCCCTGCTGAAAAAGCAAAACTTGATAAGTCTCGCGCAATGATGGTCGAGGGTATCAATGAAGAGAAAGACCCCGTAAACCAGCTTATGCCGACTATGAGTAAAGCCGCTCGTGACCAGCAAAAATCTGCTACGTCATTACGTGGGTCTGTACCTGAAAGTGCAAGAGAAGGCGAGGCTTATAACGATGCTGGCTACAAAAAAGGCGGCAAAGTTAAAAAGATGGCTAAAGGTGGATCAGCATCAAGTCGTGCTGATGGTTGCGCTACTAAAGGCAAAACCAAAGGTCGTTTTGTATGATAGCCTCACGAGGAATGGGCGACATCAGCCCGTCCAAGATGCCTAAAGGCAAGCGTAAAGAACGCCGCGATGATACTGATTTTACTCAGTACGCTAAGGGTGGTTGGATTAAAGAAGCAATTAAAAAACCCGGCGCGTTACGTGAAGCGTTGGGTGCTAAGGCTGGGCAACCTATTCCTGCTAAGAAGTTAGCTGCAGCGGCAAAGAAACCCGGTAAAATGGGGCAACGCGCAAGATTGGCCCAAACACTTAAAGGCATGAAGTAATGACCACATCTAGCCTGACCACGTTTAACCTTGACCTCTCAGAACTTGTTGAAGAGGCTTTCGAGCGTTGCGGGTCAGAGCTTCGTAGTGGTTATGACTTACGTACGGCGCGGCGTAGCTTAAACATCTTGACGATTGAGTGGGCAAACCGTGGCATTAACCTGTGGACAATTGAGCAGGGGTCATTCCCGCTTGTTCAAGGGCAAATTGCGTACACCATACCTACTGACACAATTGATTTACTTGATCAAGTGATTCGCACCGGGTCTGGGTCTAACCAAGTTGACATCAACATCACCCGCATTTCTGAGTCCACGTACTCAACAATCCCAACAAAAAATGCGCAGGGTCGCCCCATTCAGGTGTGGATTAACCGTCAGTCAGGCAATACAAATGCTGTGCTTTCGACATATTTAAACGTCAGCATTTCTGCTACGGATACGACCATTACAGTTGACTCAGCAGTAAGTTTGCCATCGCAGGGCTACATCAAAATTGATAACGAAGTAATCTTGTACCAAAACGTTAGCGGTAACCAGCTATTGAATTGTTTCCGTGGGCAGAACAACACTACCCCTGCTATACATTTGGCAACGGCTGCAATTTACCAAACGTTTTTACCTAGTGTAAATGTGTGGCCTACACCTAACGCACCGGGTAACCAGTATACGTTTGTGTATTGGCGGCTTCGCCGTTTGCAAGACGGTGGCAACGGTGTAACCACGCAGGACATACCTTTTCGCTTTATCCCGTGCCTTGTGGCGGGTCTTTCGTACTATTTGAGTATCAAACTACCAAACATGGATATAAACCGTGTGGCGGGGCTAAAAGCCGATTACGAGCAGCAATTTCAATTAGCCGCAGACGAGGATCGTGAGAAAGCAGCAATACGGTTTGTACCTAGAACATTATTTTATTGAGGTGAGTCATGCCCTCTAAATACGCTAGTGGCAAACACAGTATTGCGGAATGTGACCGATGCGGTCAACGGTACATGTTGAAAGAATTACGTAAACAAGTTTTAAAAACGCATCTGTACAACGTTAAAGTTTGTCCAAGTTGTTGGGACCCAGATCAGCCTCAGTTGCAATTAGGTATGTATCCGGTTAATGACCCACAAGCTGTACGTGAGCCAAGACCAGATGTGAGTTATCAAGTGTCAGGCAACAGTGGTCTACAGATTGGGTTAACAGGGTCAACAAACGTAGCAGATTATGGGTTTCCGCAAGGTGGTAGCAGGCAGTTTCAGTGGGGCTGGAATCCAGTTGGGATGGGCAATGACGGTGGTTTAACACCAAATGACTTGATTGGTAACGCATCGGTTGGTACAGTAACAATAACCATTTCTTAGGAGTTTATTATGGGTTTCAGGCGCAGCGCAGATGGCGTAGCAAGTAAAGGTAAAACTAAGGGTAAAAACCTTGGTGATTCAGGCCCAACGGCGGGTATTGAAAAAGGCGGCAAAAAATCCGCTGGCGTAACCGGTCAAGCTATGCGAGCTGTCGGTCGCAATATGGCTCGTGCCAACAACCAAAAGTGAGATCATCATGGGTAAATTTAGCCAAAAAATGATGGGCAAAGAAGTTGGTAATGCCGGTGTCTATGCCGTGCCACACTCAATGGACGGTAAGAAGTTTGGCGCAGAAGTTGCAGCGGCGGCGGTTAGTGTTAAAACTAACCCGAATACTCTTTCGTCTGAACAAGTTAACCCTCGCACATTAGCTATGAGCGTTAGTATAGGTAACCCCGGGCGTGATGATGTTAAGACAACTGGTATCGAGACTCGTGGCAATGGTGCGGCAACCAAGGGTCGTATGGCTCGTGGACCTATGTGCTAATTATGAATTACGCACAGCTTGTCACCGCGATTGAGAACTACACCGAAAGCTCGGAAGCGGTGTTTGTTGCACAGATTCCTACGTTTGTTCAGCTTGCTGAGGAACGCATCTACAACGCTGTGCAGATTCCAGCTATTCGTCGTAACGTGACGGGTAATGTAACAACTGGTGACAAGTATCTGTCTTTGCCAACAGACTATTTGGCAACCTTCTCTTTAGCGGTGGTGGATAGCGATGGAAACCAACAGTTCCTTTTGGATAAAGATGTTAACTTCATTCGTCAAGCGTATCCCAACCCTGTTGATTCAGGCGTACCAAAGTATTATGGACAGTTTGCACCGTATACGTTCATACTTGGTCCAACTCCTGACCAAAATTATGAAGTAGAACTTCATCAGTACTACTACCCTGAGTCGATTGTGACTGCGGGTACATCGTGGATTGGTGATAATTTTGAAACAGTCTTACTGTATGGTTCATTGCGTGAAGCTGTGATATTCCAGAAAGGCGAGCAAGATATGGTCGCTTACTACGAACAAAAATACCAAGAGTCAATGGCTCTGTTGCAAGAGCTGGGTGATGGTAAAGAGCGCCGCAGTGCATACCGTGACGGTCAACTTAAACTCCCGGTTCCGGGGCCAGTCAGATAATTTTAGGAGCCTATTATGGCAATTACGCAAGCAATGGCAACATCGTTTAAGGTTGAAATCCTTGACGGTATTCACAATTTCGGCACAGGCGTTGTTCGTGCGTCAACCGCCGCCGACACATTTAAGATTGCGCTGTATACCTCAGCAGCAACACTCGATGCAACGACCACTGTTTACACGACCTCTGGTGAAGTTGTTGGTACGGGCTACACCGCAGGTGGTAATACGCTGGCTGTGTCGGTTGTTCCTGTATCGTCAGGCACTACAGCTTACTTGTCGTTCACAAACAGCTCATGGTCAACAGCGACGATTACTGCTCGTGGCGCAATGATCTACAACAGCACACAAGGTAATAAGTGCGTGGCTGTGTTGGATTTTGGCGCTGACAAGGTATCGACTGCCGGTACGTTCACGATTGTGTTCCCCACTGCCGCAGCAGGCACAGCTATTATTCAGATTGCATAGGTGATCTAGATGGCGTTAGTTCTAGCGGATCGCGTACAAGAAACAAGTGCTACGACAGGCACGGGTACGCTCACGCTTGCTGGTGCTGTATTAGGCTATCAAACTTTTGCTGCTGGTATTGGATCGGGCAACACCTGCTACTACACAATCACTAACGCCGCCGGTTCGTGGGAAGTTGGTGTTGGCACGGTAGGTACTGGCACTCTAGCTCGCACAACTGTGTTGTCATCAAGCAACGCTGGGGCATTGGTGTCGTTTACCGGCACATTAAATGTGTTTGTCACTTACCCTGCTGAACGAGCTGTCTACCAAGACGCTTCTACAGGTGTGGCTTACGCCCCTGAGTTTGCTGCGAACAACGGCTTGATGTTGAGCAACGCTACGATCAACACTAGCTACACCTTCCCAACTGGCTACAACGCTGTGAGTGCAGGTCCTGTGACCGTAGCATCGGGGGTAGTAGTTACCGTACCATCAGGCTCAGTCTGGGCAATCGTTTAAGGAAAATAAAATGGCAGCTCCCGGATTTATTAGCGTAGTACCGTACAGCAGCACAACACCCGGTGCAGTTCCGTCTGCTGGCAACATGGTGACTTCTGAGATTGCCGTTAACTCGGCTGATCGGTTGATGTACGTCAAAGGTCCGGCAGGTACGGTAGTCACAATTGGTAACGGCGCAACGGGTGCTGGTGGCGATCAGATTTTTGTTGAGAACGGTCAGACTGTAACTACTAGCTATACAATCCCAACAAACTTTAACGCTATGACAACAGGTCCTGTGGCAATTGCTGCTGGTGTAGTTGTTACGATTCCTAGTGGATCAGTTTGGGCGATTATCTAATGGGACTGCGACTCAAAGCCTTCTCGCTCGGTACGGTTGAAGTCAACCCTGTTGACACAGCATCTAACGTGTCTGTGAACGTGCAGGCAGCGAATGGTGTGTTGTCGTATGCAGACTCGGCAACGGGTGGACTGTACTTGCCAGTAGGCACAACGGCACAGCGTCCTGCAAGTCCTGCAACAGGGCAGATGAGATTTAACACTACTACGGGTAGCGTAGAAACGTATAACGGTACAAGCTGGGGATAAATATGGCAAGGCGTGAACTTCCACCGCAGGCAAGGCTACACGAACTCTTTGATTACAAAGACGGTCAGCTTTTGTGGAAAATTAGCAGAGGCAAAGCAAAAAAAAGTTCTGTTGCTGGATGTTTTACAAATTACCCATACAAACAAGTTCGTGTTGATGGCGTTATGCACGGATTGCATCGTGTAATTTTTTTATACCATCACGGATATTGCCCTGATGTGATTGACCATGCCGATGCAAATGCGCTGAACAACGACATTTCAAACTTGCGTGAAGCAACCATGAGTCAAAATGGTTTAAACAGAAAAACATCTCCAAATAGTTCAACAAAAATTAAAAATGTTTGTTGGTACGGTAAACTTCAAAAATACCGTGTTGCCATTCAGGTTGACAATAAATACAAACATTTTGGTTATTACGATGACCCAGAACTGGCTGAACTTGTAGCTATTGAGGCTCGTGATAAATATTGTGGGCGGTTTGCACATCATGGATAAGGAATAACTATGGCGGGTCAAATTAAGTTAAGCGCACCATCAGGCGGCTCAGTCACACTGAACGCAGTGGACACCGCAGTAAATTATGTCATGTCTGTACCTGCCGCTGCGGGTGTGCTGATTAACGCTGACTCTGCTACGGGTGCGGCACAACTTCCTGTTGGCACGACGGGGCAGAGACCTGCTTCGCCTGTGACGGGTCAGCTACGGTTTAACACTACCAATACTGGTGCTGAGTTCTACAACGGTACTGTTTGGACTGGACTTGGTAAATACAGCGTAAACCTTCTTGTTGTTGCAGGGGGCGGAGGGGGCGGTCAATCTACAGGTAGCGGCGGTGGCGGTGCGGGTGGTTTTCTTAGTGGGGGCGGCATAGTCACTCCCGGTACTGCATACACAGTCACGGTTGGTGGCGGCGGCGCTCAAAATACAAATGGTTCAAATTCTTCTATTAGCACATTTACTACTGCAATTGGTGGTGGATTTGGGTCAAACGCTGGCGCTCCCGGATCGGGCGGTTCGGGTGGTGGCGGAACTTACAGTGCCGGTGGTGCAGGTACTTCTGGGCAAGGAAATACTGGTGGCACAGGAAGTTCAGATTACTCCACATACACAGCGGGCGGAGGTGGCGGTGGGGCAGGTGCTGTTGGTGGCAACTCTGGTTCTTATGGTAGTCCGGGCGGCAACGGCGGTGCAGGATTAAGCTCAACAATAACCAATTCAACAGTGTTTTACGCTGGCGGCGGCGGCGGTTGTAATAGCAATAGCGGTGCTGGCAACGGTGTGGGTGGCAATGGCGGCGGCGGCTCAGGGAACAGAGGCGGTACTGGCGTAGCAGGCACTACCAATACAGGTGGCGGTGGTGGTGGCGGTTCTACCGGTGGGGCAGGTGGGTCAGGCATTGTTATCATTTCTTATGCAAATGCCACTCAAGTTGGCTCAGGTGGCACGGTCACTTCGTACACCAGTAGTTTTGGGGTAACCACTTGGGTTCACACCTTCACCACATCTGGCACATTTACGGCTTAGGAGAAATATATGACAGCATATGTAGGCGGCACAACGGGGTTTGGCCCACCATCATGGACAACAGCAGGTCGCCCCGGCAGTCCTGTGAACGGGCAATTGGGGTGGAATAGTACGCTCTTGGTGCTTGAGGTTTATAACGGCGTTGGATGGGTTTCTGTAGCAAGTCAAACTTATGCTGCAAATTACCTTGTCGTTGCTGGCGGTGGTGGTGGTGGATGTAATGGCGGTGGCGGTGGCGCAGGTGGGTTGTTAAGTGGGGCATCAACAATTACATCGGGAACCGTATATACAATTACGGTAGGAGCTGGCGGGGCGGGAAGCTCTTCCACAAGTCTTGCCGCAACAAGCGGTAGTAATTCACTTGGTTTAGGGTTTAACCCAATAGGCGGTGGTGGCGGTGGATCAGGCGCAGGAGCAAGCGGTGTAGCTGGTAGCTCAGGGGGTTCGGGCGGCGGCGGTTCTGCGGGCGGTTCTACGGCAGGCGGTAGTGGCACAAGTGGTCAGGGTTTTGCGGGTGGTGGTGGCGTAAATACTGGACCAAACTATGGTTCAGGTGGAGGTGGCGGCGCTAGTGCAGCAGGTGTTGCTGGAACAGCGTCTGCGGCGGGTAATGGTGGTGCTGGTGCATCTAACTCAATTAGTGGTTCAGCAGTAACCTATGCTGGAGGTGGAGGTGGTGGTGTTAATGGCGTTGCACCTTCAGCTTATGGCATTGGCGGTGTTGGTGGTGGCGGAAATGGCTCCGCAACTGGAAGCCCAGCGTCTGTTGCTGGCACAGCTAATACTGGCGGCGGTGGCGGAGCTGGTGGATATAACGTCACTACTCCGCAAAACGGTGCTTCTGGTGGTTCAGGAATTGTCATAATTTCGTATATTAATGCTACGCAACGTGGCACAGGCGGCACAGTAACATCTAGCGGTTCTGGTCCTGCAACAACTTGGGTTCACACATTTTTATCTAGCAG